CCCATCTCATACGCAAGTTCAATAACTTTGTCTTCAAGAGAGACTGCATCTCTGACCATTTGGTAGATATCTGATTTAAATTCATCTGTTACAATCCTTGGGTGTTCTTCACAGAATGTGCGGAATAGTTGTGTCATGCCTTCACAGTGCATCGTCTCATCACGAATGCTCCACTCGACAATCTCACACATGCCACGCATCTTACCTGTACGTTGGTAGTTGAGTAGCATTACGAATGCGCTGAACAGGCTCATGCCTTCATTGATAACTGACCGGGCAACTGCCTTAGCTAGACCTGACTGCGTGTGCACATCAATGTCAGCCATGAACTCAATCTTGTCAGCCATCTCTTGATACTCTAAGAATGCTGAGAACTCTTCTTCAGGCAGACCTAGTGTGTCATTAAGTAAAGCGTAAGAACGCTGATGCACAAATTCACGGTTAGCAAAGCTAGTAAGCATAGCCCGAATTTCGTTATTCTTAAATTTAGGTATGTAAGACTCCAAGTAGTTTGTTCCAACTTGGACATCCGACTGTGTAAAGAGTCTAAGGATCTGTGTGATATGATTTCTTTCGACATCTGTCAGCTTCCCATTGTTCCATTGTGCTACATCATCCTGTAGCTTAGCTTCCCACTCGCCCCAGTGTACCTTCTCATGTGAGATTGCTTTTTCCACAGCCCATGGATACTGAAATGGCTTGTACGTTTTTGATTCTTCTAGCAGAGGCATTACACCGCTCCATTTATTTTGTAGATAAAAAAGCCCACCGAAGTGGGCACCGTTGAGTAGTTATACTCATGAGGGAAAATCTGTCAAGTCTTGACTTTTTCTAATCTGTTACGAAGTTCATTAACTTGTTGACGTAGTTGAACAATTTCTTTTGCCGCTAAATTGGCTAGGTGATCTGGTACAACTTTAGTGACCCATGTGCCATCTTCATTCTCTTCCACAGCTTCTAATGCCTGCGCTTCACGCAGTGCTTTGAGTAGGTCAAACTCTTCTTCAAAATCAATACTCATGTAATTCCTCCATCGGAAGTAGGTCATTCTTTCCTACAATCTTACGTGTACCATACCCAAAGTTTCTTTCGGAACATTTGCTCACAAAATCTTCCTTACTGATCCACCCGGCAATCTCAACGAAGTCTTCATTATATGATCCATACGCAAGCACAGCGATGTCTGCCTTAAACTTATCAAAGCTGTCAAAGATCAAGAATCCATTTCTGTATGTAGATAATTTAACATCGACTGTTCTTCCATCATCTAGAATGTAATCAATACCGTCGTCGGCATCTACCGTTACATTTGTAGGAGGTAAGTTATACAATTTAGCAAAGGCAAGCTCCCCACGAAATCCCATTTCATTGCCCTGCTCACGCTTAATTGATTCAGTCCCTTCTTTCAGTCTTGGTTTAGCACCTTGGCCTCGACAGATCCGAACAGTCTCTTCACCTTTGTGCTTGCAAGATTGCATTTCTTCATCGGTGAAATCAATTCGTATCATGTTGCTTCTTCTCCAGTTCTAATTGTATCAACTTGCTTTCTAACTTAGCTATCTTACGTGACTTATTCTTTACGCTAGCTTTCAATAGCCTCAGCCATGTCTCATACAACTTTTGTTCAAGGGTTTTCATGTAGTACAAACTCCGTATCTACATCCATTGTGTGCCCTGTGTCCAGATCCGTTAGGGTAATTGTATCTGCAGAATCTTGATTGAAAAAAGGCTCTTTAAATGCGCCATTTGCTATGCACTTCTCAAACGTATCCCAGAGATCATTAAAACGCATATCAGCGAAGATCTGCAGTCCATCTAGGGCTGACATCATCTGATCAGTATCCATGCTTTCAGAGGCTTTGTAGAGAAGCTTCAGATCATTGCAAATATTCCATGCTTCCATGATCTTCTGTTCTAAATCAAATCGGTCAATTGGGTTGTTCCCAAAAGTATCGTAATGCAATCCATTAATCTTCATCGTCTTTTTCCTCGTCATGATAACAATCGTGTAGCTGTGTAAAAAATTCATCCATCGCTGTGAAGCACATAGGGCAGAAGGCAACAGGTAATATACCTAAGTCACCTTCAATGCCACCCTCAAGTTCAATGTCAAACTCACAGTGACACACTGAGCATATCAACTCATTGTGACTGCGATCTACCCTTGACATGATATGCACTCTTCACCGTCTTCTGTGTTCTCAAAGTCTTTCAGTGCGACACGTTCAACTGATGCACCGACTTTGTCAGCACTTACACCGGCATTGGTACGAAGGTAATACAATCCTTTGAGACCTTCCTTCCACGCCTTGATATGGACTGAGTTGACATAAGACTTCGGACTACCCGCAGGAAAGAAGAGGTTAACACTTTGTCCTTGACAGATGAATTCCTGACGCTTGGCCGAATGTTCCACAACCCACGCTTGGTCAAGTTCAAACGCAGTACGAAAGACTTTGAGTTCTTGCTCACTGAGGAATTCCAGATGCTGGACTGAGCCTTCATTCGCAATAATACTTTTCCACGTATTGTCGGTATTCTCGCCATGTTCATCTAAGACTTTCTCCAACGCCCTGTTCTTAACCAGATGCGCACCTGCACGTGTTCTATGCGTGTACGCATTCGACTTGATAGGCTCAATAGACGCTGAACAACCGCATATAATAGAGGAATTAGCATTCGGAGCAATCGCAAGTAGATGAGCGTTGCGCCGTCCTGTACCCGCCATATCAGGTGCTTCACCTCGTTCTTGACCCAGTTCATATGTAGACTCCAATGCATCTTCTTTGATTTTCTTGAACATTTGGTAGTTCTCACTAGCCGCCTGCCAAGATTCCCATGCAATACCTTTGTTCTGCAAATATCCATGGAAGCCCATCGCACCTAAGCCGATGGATCGTTCCATGTAAGCACTGTACTTAGCTTTCTCTAGTTCTTCTGGTGCGTTCCGAATAAAGAATTTAAGGACGTTGTCCAAGAGTCTGACCAAGTCTTGAACCATTCCTGTGTCTCTCCACTCGTCCCACTTTTCAAGGTTGACTGAGGAGAGGCAACAGACTGCTGTGCGTTCTTCAGATGTAGCGAGATGGATTTCATTGCACAGGTTAGAGCCATGAATTGAGAGTCCAAGTGCTCTTTGAGTATCTGGTAACCCCCTGTTGGCTGTGTCGATAAAGTTGAGGTAAGGTGACCCAGTTCTGAAGCGAGCTTCAAGTATTCTTTGCCACAACTCTCTAGCTTGGATTGTAGATCTGATAGCTCCCGAATGTGGGCATCTAAGTTCCCAAAGTTCTCCATTTTTTACTGCCTCCATAAAAGCATCTGTAATGTTTACTGCATTAAATAAGTTAAAACACTTACGATTAGCGTCCCCTCCAGTTGGGACTTTAAAGTTTACGAACTCAATGATCTCTGGATGTGATACATCAAGATATCCTGCATACGAACCTTTGCGTGTCTTGCCTTGTTTGTATGCAGTCATTTGTGAATCCACTACTTTCATGAATGGAATCACGCCCGGTGCCTTGTCACTTACTGGCCGTACAGCAGACCAGTGACCACCGACTCCGCCTCCTTTGACAGATAGCCATGCGACTTCAGAATTGTGAGATATAAGGGAGTCCAGATTGTCACCAACATAAGAAAGAAAACAAGAAATAGGAAGACCCTTAATGGTTTCTCCATCTCTGGGTGCGTTAGATAATACAGGGCTAGCAAACATAAACCAACGCTTGCTAGCAAAGTTATAGATACGTTGAGCAAAAGCATAGTCACCCTCGCAATAAGCGACAGCCGCACGTGCAAATGCTTGCTGTGGGGATGTCTCATCTTCAAGCATGTAGTAATCCTTGAGGAGTACTTGTGCTTGTTCAGTTAAGTCATTGTCTCTTTCAAGATCAATGTCAATACCTAAGTATTCCATTAATCAATTCCTTCAATAGAAATTTCACACTGTTTAAGTTCCGAACCCGGAATGTCGTACATACATGCATCAAGAACATCTTTAATAATTTCTGTAATGCCATCCTCATGCCTATGTTCGGGCGAAACTTCAGTTATATCTATTTCAAACTGTAAGTCAACCTTTGCTTCAACAGCCATTACCAGTTAGTCCCTTCAGTTTCTTTCATAAGCTCAATCATCTTTTCAAGATACCACTGAGCCTTACGTGCATTCTCTATAGGATCACCTTTATTCCACAGACGATGTAACATATACTTCAGAACATTACCACGACAATACGAAATAGCATCATACTTTCCTAGAACATCAACGATGATGTCATAAGTTTCAAACTGTCCAGTATTGTAGTGCTTAGGTTTCATGACCATGTCAAAGATTTCATCTTCAACAGTGTCTTCAATCATAGCGTTAAGTTCCGATGTTAGCTCAGAACGAATATCTTTCAAACTCATCATGCGCTCCCGTGTGTCTTCGTATCAAAACTAAGGGTAATAACATTACCGTCTTTAGTAAAGTTAGGTTTTTCTTCAACGACATCTAACAACTCATTGATCATTTCTTCGTTTGAAGAAAGAAAGAAACCTTTTACGTACTCTAAAAAATCGTCATCGCTTTCCATTAAGATCAATGTACTAGCCATCATACCACAAACAGATCGTATCTGTACGAGTTCCTCATCTGAAAGATCATCTGTAACATCTTCTTCTATGTGAGCACCAATAACTCCAGTCCATTTGCCTTCTTCATTAAACTCAGGATCAATTGCAACTGCAAATGATGAATGTTTTTTATCTGTCACGAGATTACCTTTCTATCTTTTCGTATGGAAACTCTACAAGTTTAGGATAAGTGATCTTACCAGTCTCTTGTATCCACTCATCTGGTACATCTTTGTCTGCGTACAGGAATCCGTGCTTGTCACACCAATCCGCATACGTAGTCTTAGCACCTTTCCGTAACTTAGCATTTGAGTTACTAAACACAAATCGTATATCTAAACTTGGATGTTGTTTCTGGATTGCCAAATGCTTCATACGATCAGCAGGCGTGAACCTGCCTTTCGTTTCTACGATTATTCCATTTGGTAATAAGAAGTCCGGTGTGTACTTCCTGTACATCAGATCTTCCCATTCAATCTTGAAGCACTCGTATTGAGCTTTACACTTTCTTTTCTGTAATGAATCCTTGACTACGTGCTCAAGACCTGAGCGATAGCCATGACGGATTGCATTACTTCTTACTTTGCTTCTCTTTATATTCATCTGCTATCTCTACATATGCAACGATAGGCGGTTCCTTCGCCTTAGATGCAAGTGCGGGTAGCTCCTGTAAAGAGGGCCAACACTTGTGTCTGAATCTACACCAACTGCATTCTTCACTGAGAATCTTGTTACCTGTAGGCTTAGTCCTAAATGTCTCATCGACTGGTTCAAAACAACGCTTGAACTTATTACTCTCAAGTGAATCAGCTTTCTTTGCAACTTCATCAATGATGTCATCTACTTCAGGCTTCATGTCCCATGCAGATACATACTTGAATTCGCCGTTTGCTTTATTGACTACCCACCAACCACCGGGATCTACTCCAAGTGCTTTAGCGTAGCCTGCTAGCTGTCCTACATACCCAAACGCATCATGCTCTTTGAGTGTTGCGTAGTCTTTGAACTTGTTCTTGTATGACCATTGAGATGCTGACTTAATATCATCAACTTTTTTATCCATAATTAAATCATGGGTGCCGTCAATCTTGTGACGGCCTGCTGTCAGTGTCGATTTGAATCCATCACTGAAGTCTACACCAGCTTCTGTCAACACTCCTTTGAAGACAGCTTCCACGATGTCACCAATCATCATGTTCATCAGGAAGTTAGCAGGCATATCAATACCTTCCTCTGGCTTGTTCTTTTCAAACCACAGTTGGCATTCAGGGCGACCGATGTTTGACATACGCAATGAGAACTTACGTTCCTTCTGATTAAACTGTTTACGAACAGCTTCCTCTACATCACGAACGATGCGAGCGATAGTGGCATCTGACATGCCACGTTTCGCCTTACGAACATCCTCTAGATACTTATGAATTCGTATCTCACTGGGGTGAGTAACATCCATTACTCGTCTCCATCAACGTCGATGTCGATAAAGTCTTCTACTAAAGCCTCATCTTCAGCTTCCATCTTCTCAGAACGCTTATCATTCCAAGCACTAACGATGTATTCATTGTAGTTATTAATCCACTCAATGAAGTCACCGAAGCGACCTTGATCGTCGTCTGACAAGTCAACTGAATTTGTCAAGTCGACAGACGCTGTTGGAACATAGAACTTGGCACCAGTTGGGATAGAACGCTCATCTGAACCGCATGTGATCCAGTGCTGTACAGGTAACCGGCGTTGCTTAGCCATCTGAGTGAATGGCTCACCCAATGTCTTAAATGCATCACGGTTATCAATTTCCCAGATGAATGGCTGGACTTCCATGTCCACTTCATTACCGTCCCCATCCACAGGGTTAACCAACTCCACCTCACCTAAGAGAACACGAACACGTTTGATCTGCTTGATCAACGCCTTTGTATCATCAGGCAGTGCCTGAAAGTCTTTGATGTACCCTGCGGGCTTACCACAGTTAAGACCACCTGTATTATCTTTCAGATCTCCGTTCAGATCTTCGGCCATCAGTGTCTTGATATACATGTTGTTGTTTGAGTCGTAGCGTTTATACATAAAACGCTGTACGAACACACGAAGATTGACACTTTCTGCATACACATAAGAGTCGTCTGGCATTTGAAGGCGGAACATACCTGCCGGTACGACTTCCATGTTCTTCATCTTACCATTCACTTCAACCTGTCCCATGACTGGTTGATTCCAGATACGCAGACGTGGAAGGGTAGAAGACTTAGCCTTCGCTTCTCCCATATCCTGTGTCATACCCATAGCCTTTGCCATTTCAGCAAAGTTGCCTGAGTCCAATGTTGCTACTTGATTTGTCATTTCAGACCTCCTGTTGTTCAAGCCAGTTTACACCAATTTTTGCTTCAAGCAATAGTGGCACATTAATATTTATACCAAATCTTTCATCAATGATTTTCTTGAGATCATCATTGACTGAGTTTATTACACCTAATACTTTACCTTCTTCATCAGGATGTATATCAATTACGATTGAGTCATGCACACTGTTCACGATCTTGGACTCCAATCCTTCCATGCGCTTTTCAATCTGTAACAGTACAGCAGGTACAATATCGGCAGTAGCGAATGACTGCACAGGATAATTCTTAATCGCTGTGAAGTTAGTCACTGTGCCATTGCGTCTGCGCTTAGTTCCGGGAAACTTAAACTGTCTCCCACTTGGAGTTGTCATCACACCCTTGGACAGAACTTCCTTGGCTAACTCTTGATGCCATCGTCCGATTCCTGCGTACTTGGTTGTGAACTGCTCGTAGTATGCGGCTTCTTCTGGTGTTCTTCCAAAGCCTGTTGCTCCATATAGCGGAGCGAATGTATGTGCCTTCGCCTCCTGCCTTGAAGTTGCCTGACCCGCTTCCGAAATGACTTTTGCGGTGTACGCATGGACATCAAAACCCTCCGTTACTTCTTTTATTGCTACTTCATCTTGCGACAGGTATGCCGCAACCCTGAACTCTAGCTGAGCAAAGTCAGCCTCCATGATCTTGCCTCCTGCAAATCTGGAGATGAACACCCGTTTTACAGGAAATGTACCACCACGTGGCATGTTCTGCATGTTGGGATCACGGCCTGAGAATCTACCTGTGGCAGTCATGTGCTGAGTAAGGCGAACGTGAAGCTTACCATCTGGCTTAACGAAATTCCTGATACCATCCACGAAACTACTAAGGTAAGTATCAACAGCACTGAGTCTACGAATCTTGGTGAGGAAATCAACTGCCTCATCCATTCCCTTTGTCCTTGCGACACGCTCTAAGAACTCCAAGTTAGATTTGCTTGTGCTAAATCCATTTGCGCTGTGCCACTTGACAGATGGGGCTGTGAACTTTAGACCTGCCAACTGATTCAGTTCTTTCAAGATATAACCACGACCACTGCATGTAGAGCATTTACTAGGCTTCTTGAAGTCAGATCCATCTTTCTTCTTTTTATAGTACGTACCATTACCTCTGCAGTCAGCACACTTGATCGCTTTAGTGCGGCGCACTGGAGTAGTTGATTCGTTTATGACCCGTTTAAAGTCTGCTTGGCTCATATATGGATCAGCCGCCATAGCCCACTGAGTTTTATCTTTAGGTTTGCGTGAATATATTACCCACGATAACTGTTCAGGAGAGTTGAGATTGATCGGAGTATCACCCATAAGCGATGTCACAGACTCATTTAAATCACTTATAAGTGATAATTTTTCATTCTCAAACTCCACACGTACTTGCTCAAGGGCTTCTGTATCTACAGTAAATCCATTGCGATAGATACGTGCTAGCAGTGCACATGTCTCCATGGTTAAGTCAATGACAGGTATAAGCCCACGATTAACATCGTCACGAAGATCAAGATCCTGTTCATAATACAATGCAAACGTAGTCTGTAGATCAGCGTACAGATATTCTTTCAGTTCCTCATATGGGATCTGATTAATTGCATACCCTTGCTTCATATAGTTCTTCAGCGTGTCCTGCTTTTTGACTGGCAAATCCCTGCGCTCAGCTATAGCCTCCAAAGACAATGGCTCTTTGACTGCTCTCTGCATGACGTACTCAGCGAGCATGGTATCCCACACTGGACCGTCATACTTGAATCCAGTTTCCCAGATCCACAACAAATCGTGTGGTGCATTCTGTGCAATCAGCAAAGTTGTTTTATCTAATATTGCCTGTATCTCATCACAATCTTTCTTGCGATACTCATACTTGCAATCGTACTCAGTGTGATCAAATGTCCAGTGCTTAGGCTCTTCACCTTCAACCTGTATGCCCACCATAACTAAACTGTTTTGTGGTTCATATGGATCAAGATGGAGCTTACCATCACGCTTGGTCACAGTGTTCTCAACATCAAGAACTATTTTCATTCTCATGATTCTCCAAATATCTAACTGCACTTTGTATGCGCAGAAGATCATCTTTAAACTGCCCTAGACCGCTATTGCAATTAAAACACAACCAACCTCTGAAGGTTTCTGTGTCATGACAATGGTCCAGCACCCATGTCTGTAATCTTAATTGTCCATGTTGTGATATCTCATCCATTGTGCGGCTACAAATAGGGCACTCGTATGCAGGATCAGTAGGATAGGGATTAGCTTTGCGCAATGCGCGAACAAGTGCTGATTGCCCACGCCTACATGTGTTGCACTTACGTTTCACCTCACCGGATTGCATGTGTTGAAACTGATCAGGCGGCTGTCTGATTCCACAGTTATTACACACGTACCCGATATCCCCGTCATAATGATACACCTGATCTGGGTCAAGTCCGAACATGTCCAGTTGATTGGACATAGTATCAAGCCTCGTATCTGCCAATCTGATAATTCAATTGGCATGTAATATAACCATGCCATCCAGTCAGTTTGTTCTTCACAGAATTGATATGCCGTTGCATGTCATCCTCTTCCACGCCTTCCACGGGCGGATTCTTACTGATCAGTAACATGAGGTCAGCTTCAGATGCTTTACCAGTCTTACTACCTTCCATCATGGATTGATTCAGTACGATCTTACCTTCTGCTTCAGCACTTAACTGTGACATGTAGAAGATTGCACATCCGTACTCCTTGGCTATCTGACGTGCGTGAATGGCGCAGTTCTTCAGTCCCTCATGAGATTGATCAGCGGCAAACTTATCGCCCATATCAAGCACCAAGATGTCAGGACTGTACGTCTTACACACAGACTCAACCCATGCCATGTCACGCCCAGTGGCATCCTTGATCTTGATATTCTCCTTGAGCTTAGCCCAACGCTGTTGTGCGGTACGTGGGCTGTTCTTAATCTCTTTGAGAGTCATACCAGATGCGGCAGTGAGATAGCGGGCACCGACACGGTGTGTGCCTTCTTCGTTACATAATACAACGCACTTGGCACCTTGCTGTGCAAAACCATCTGGTCCTGCAATCATGCTCGCATGGAAAGATGTCTTCCCTGTATTTGGTCTTGCACCTACAACAATCAGGTGCCCATCATTAACACCTTCCACACGGGTAGCTAACGTGTTCACGTTGAATGTCCAACGTGCTTCAAGATCATTTTTTTCAAGCAATGTCTCAATCTCCAAGTCATCCCACTCAATGTTGAGATCAGGCAGGAAGTCATCACGGTAATGCTCAAGCATCTGTCGTAATGGTTCCAGTGTAGTCTTCGTGCCATTCACGTAGTCGAACCCGACATTTGCTATCTCTTCACCAAGGTACTGTCTGAAAAGTGTAGATAATATATCCTGTGCTACATCGTCACCTATAGGCTCTTCCCTACGTAGCTTCTGGAATATCCCTTTAAACCCTTCTTTCTGTGCAGTCGTCATTGTAGGATCAGATGCAAAGAATAGACCTTCGACTTCATCAACTGTGAGGTCACGGTTGTACTTAGCCATGGCCTCATCCATGAGAGTCTTAATTTTGCTTACCTCTTTGGAGAACAGCATATGGGGACACTTAGCACCCTTGTGACTGTCGTAGAACTCTTTGTTCAGTAAGCTCTTAATGATAGCCAGTTCCATTATGATGGCACCTCATCGTAGTAGCGGATGATTAGATCCAGTGCGTCAATGTGCTTTTGAATCTCAACAAGATCAGTGTCACGATCATCGTCAAACACAGCAAATTCAATATCACCCTTAGTGCGGGCATTAAATGAATCCATCATGTCATCCATGATCTCCTTTAAATCTGCCACGACAATCGCGTGAACAGTTTCAACTGAAGCTTCAATCTTCATCTTTCTTCTCCTGTTTACTACCGAATATTCTGTCCCAGTTATCACGATACTTCTGTGTTGAGACTTTAGTTACAATTTCTTTAGGCTTCTCACGACTATTGATCCAGTCCTGATTACGCTCATGCATGGAGTCACGCCAGTGCTTAGTCATTGAGTCTGTCCTCCTTATCATCCCACCATTCAATAGATTCAAAGTCGAATCGCTCATGGCCTACGGTATACTCTTCTAAGATAGTGTCAACAGCTTCAATGCGTCTGCTTATCTCAAATGCATCTTGCTCAAGATCACCATGCACATAGATACTTCTAGATACACCATCCTTTACAGACAGGTAGTCATCTATTCTACGCTCACGATATTCTTTCAACTCAGAGACTAATATGTTATCTACAATGGTATCAATTGCATTCTGTAGATCGTTGTTATCAATCTCAATCTCACTCAACAAATCAATTAGTTTCACGTGCTTATCCTTACAGGGAATGTATTCCCATTTTCATGTGCGTATTGGTATTACATTACCTTTTGTGTAATTCACAATAGCTTCTTCAAGTGCAGGGTAGTGTACACAAGCAGGGATCGGTTTACCATCCTGCGGTGTCAATTGTTCCTCTATTGCCTTGAACTTATCATACGCAGTGTGGTCATCTTCCATGTCAGCTTCGTTAGCTAAGAAGCAAGCCCACAGATATGCGCACTCACCAGTGAGTCCTACACCTAGATAGGGTCGTTCTATATACGGCACTTTGCTCACGTGATTTTCCTCCCTTTACTTTCTTATTTGACTTGAGCCAACACTTAGCACAAGAATAAAATACATCCTGTTCAACAATTGTGGCATCTTCTCCACACTTTCCACACCCATGCTTCATGATGCTTTTCTCCACGGTTTGGTGATCATCCAGTGACCACGGGGGACACAGCCATACCACTGCTTCTCAAAGTCAGATAATCGTTGGGCATAGACAGTATTACCTTCACGACTTTCTTTACTACGTCTTTCTTTTTGCACAACTCTCTGATCACGTAGCGGTATGTCCACACCTTGCTTACGTAGATACGTCAGTCTTGCCTTCACAGAACAGTAAGACTTGCCCATATCTTCAGCTAATTTTTCAAGCAGTACACCTTCGTTGTACAACTCAATTAATTCATCTGTCTCTTCTTGTGTCCACTTTTTAAGACCGGCCATGTAACATCTCCTGCAAGTTATCTAAGTCTTCTGACTGCATATACTTTAAATCATCGTTAAGGTTCAGTCCACTCACATTACTGATATTCGCTCTAAGTTCCTTGACAATCTTAATTGTCTTGTCACGCGCATCTTTATCCAACGCAACGATAAACTTATTGTACCTAACATATTTATTAAAGAACCATTTATGAAAATCAGTTAACTGCGTACCAAGCAGTGCACAGCCAACAACATTCGGAAATAGTTCACCAACTGTGTATGCACTAATAGCATCTTCAACTACAACGAATACATCACCTTCGCCATGCATGTACGGGATAGGGGATGACGCATAGCGTAGCCACTTAGGTTGTCGATTGGCAACTGACCTGCCTACAGCATCCACGATGATCCCGTTATGCCACACAGGGAATACAACACGATCCTGTCTTACATCGTAATAGACATCAGATGGATTGATATTCCATTTAGTTATAAAAATATTAACATCATTAACTTCAGGTAATATAGAAGTTAGGTATGGGGGTAACTTAAACTCTTCATTCACAACTGATTCAAAATTATTATCTGATCCTGCACCCGTAGACGATAGCAATGCTTTGATTGTGAATGCATCCATGTTTGTGTGAGACACACCTGAAATGCGGCAACTGTTCTTGTAACAGTTATACAGAACATTACCTTTATCGTTAGTTACTGTGAACGTGTTCTTGCCATGACAGACAGGGCAGTTACATCTGTACGTACCATCGACAGGTAAATCTAATGTGTCGATGAAATCACTTACTTTAGACATGATTATGTATCCTTTTGTAGTGTAGCACTTGCCGTGTGTGCAGAGCGGAGCGTAAGCGCATTTGTCGCTCCTGTCAAGGTGTTTTTCATATAGGGGGTAACAGACTGTGGTGACTGGTGACCAGTGACCTGCATAATCTGTACGATACCTACACCTGCTTCCACCATCTCAGTGGTAGCAGTTCGCCTGAGATCAGACAAACGTAACTCCTCACTCAATCCTGCTTCACGTAGTACTTTCTTTGCAACACGGGAAATGATGTGCACCCCATACGGGTTGTACCCATCCCCTGACTTTGAATTAATATTAGGTGCAACATAAGGTTGCCAATCAAACTCACCGTTCTGCTGTCTCAACATGTACATCAGATCATCTGAGATAGGCAGGTGCACTACAGCCCTGCGCTTAGATTGTTCTAGATGCAATACTTCATTCTCAAAGTCGATGCAGTCCCATGTCAGCATACGCATGTCACCGATACGCTGTGCCCACTCATATGCCATCTGTGCGATAAGGCCCACTGAGCGTGTCTCAAACTTGCTGTAAGCGACTTCAAGGAACCTGTTGATATCTTGGGGTTGCCACATGACTTTGCGCGGCTTAGGGGTGAGTGTCTGAATACTGGACCATGGATTGTTATCTACAATTCCATACTTCATAGCGTAGTTGAACATCTTACGTGTTACGCCCGTGATCCTGTTTGCGAATGTAATCCCACGATCTGAGAGAGTGTCGTAGATAATCTGCGCTTGGGGTGTAGTCAATTGCTTATACTTCAACTGACCAACAGTACTATCATCAAACGCAGTATCACAC